AGTCTCAAAGGTTTGAGCGTTAGCTATACCACCAACAAGGCTACCTACTAATGCTAGTGGGTTAGGCTTCTGGATTGGCTGGTTGATTCTAATCTGATTCTGCTGTGATCTAATCATAGCATTCTCATTCTGCAAATCTGCTGCGAAATCATTCTCACTACGCTGGTTCTGTAACTGATGGTTATATCTAGCTGCTTGAACATTAACATCTTGGTTAAGTAAAGCTGCTGCACGACCACCTACACCACTCTCACCTGCTGACACTGCTGCTGTAGCTCTAGCCACGTTAGCACGCCTTGCACCTTCCTCCATCTCATTAGCTAAGGCAATACGCTGCTGTCCTTGTCTAAGGCGTATGTTGGTACTCTCAGCACTAGCACGTTGACGCTCTGCTGCTGATGCTTTTGCTTGAGCTTTGGCTTGTTGTTCAGCAGCACTCTTCTGACCTAGATAGCCAGAGATTGATGTTACTGCTGATAGAGCTGTTAATGGTGTACACATTACTTATATATCTTAAAGGGTAGAAATTCTTTGCTGTCGATTATAACTGGTTCTCCAAATTCAGCACCTATAAACTTCAACCACCTCATTGATTGATGGTTTCCAGTCCATACATAATTAGCTCCATATGGGAAATTGCCTATAAGTTTCATCGCAAATTTCTTTCCATGAGTCAATAATTCCCTGCGTATCTTTGACACACAATTAGTACCAACCATCCATATGTTTGAGAATCCATGCGATTCAACAGAACCAAATAATGCTATAGGTAGATCATTGTAGAAGATTGTGAATGATATACCATCTCTCCTACCTGCATCTAAAGCTTCATAAGCTGAGACACCTTTAGGCACTTCCTCCATATCTTGAACCCTAAGTCTAGTAGATATATATGCTACATCTATCTTCTTTGTGTAAGCTACTTCAAATGTGCCATAGTCTCCAGTCATCTCTTTGATCTACTTGTTACATTACGTTCTATCTCAATGTGCTGTAATTGCAATGGGAATACTGAGTTGTCAGTAACAGTAATGTTAGTATCACGAGTCTTACCTCTAACGTGGAATCTAAACTCACCTGTTCTTAAGTCTGTCTCACCAACACTACTATACCCAATCTGGTTAGAAACAAACTTAGCTAACCTCACATCACGCTTAGGTGCTGATATCTCTACGTTGAACACTGACGCATCACTATAAGCGAAAGTCATAGTTGATAGCGTATCCTTGGTAGCCCTGTTGGTGCTACGAGTCTTACCATCACCATTACCAGGCTTGATAACAATGTTACCTAGCTGATACCTCATGCTGTACTCTAAGCCCGCGTGGTATGTACCAGCAAGGTCAGAGCTAGTTGTTAAAGTTGTTGTGCCATCACCATTATCCACCGCTGATGTTATAGAGAATGTAGTTCCTCCAGCACTACTTATCTTAAAGCATTCTGGCTCATCAGTAATATATGGTACGATAATTGAGTTTATAGTTGGTTGTGTAACCTCACCATTCTTAACCCTATAATCTAAGTGAACCACCTCTCGCTCTGTAGTCTTGTTGTAAGGTATAACAGCTCTATCTAAGGTGGTGTTCAATGGGACTGTTGAGATAGTCTTATTTATACCATCAGCTAAAATGGTGAATGGATAAGTAACACTTGGATTACCTGGATCATCACCACCAAGATTAATGCAAGAAGTAACGATTGCCTCAACCTCAGTCTCATTCACAAAAACTCCGTTATCTCTCAATTCAAAAGTAAAGACACATGTTAACCTTAGGCATATAGCTGTAACCTCGCCAGCCATAGAATCAACCTGCAATGTTTGCACGTTTTCTGCTATAGATGTAGCAATCTTAGCGTAATGTTCACTCTCTGGAAGTGGTGGGTGAGGACTTGATGGTGAGCACACTTGAAATGATTGGTTAGGCGCACCCAAATCTCTACCTACACTTAAAATTAAACCCCAGAATTGTTGACCAGCAAAAGACTCGATAGATCCAGGCATGCTTAAATCACCTTGTGCGTTGGTGGTACCATTCCAAGTTGTTAAACCGGTGAACACACGATCAGTGATTACTCCACCGCTAGTCCTATTACCATCCTTAACAACAACACTCTTCAACTCTACTGATGCGGGTGTACTAGGAGATAAACCTAATGCACTTATATCGAATGAGAATATAAAATTAGTATCCTTCCATGTTGGGAATACAGTAGTTCTATTAACTCCACCACCAATATCATTAAATCCAGTTGTGAATAATCCAAATCCGTTCGCTAGTAATTCTCCAGTTGGCATATTAATTTTCTATCCAGTTTGTTATTTCCCAAGGGTTTACAGCCTCATTGTATGACGATGCTATAGTCTTACTATTAGTCTCATCATATATCTGCCAATACAAGGAGTCAGAATTAGCTCTCCTGATTACAGCGTTAACCCCCTCATATTTAGCACCTCCATTAAAATCATTACCATTATCTGAGTATATGCCATTGAAAGTATTATCAGACAATCCAGATATAGATAAAGCAAATCCACCTGACCCTGTACCAGACTCAAATATAACACCATCACTAAGACCTTGCTCAAATGGCATATACATTAAGTTTAGATAACCTTGCTCTTTAACTATTAAGTATAAATCACTGTCAATGAAGCTAGATGACACAATCATATCACCTTTAACTACATGCCTACTCCATGAGGACATAGCTTTCTCCTTACCATCCCAGTAATAGGAATATAGAAAGAACTCATTAGTTCCTCGGTTAAAGAATGCAATCTGATCCTCACTTGTAGTACCAGTAATAGTCTTAACATCTTGTGGTATTAAGTTAGGTACATGGCTAGTCAACTCGTTCTGATCAAAGTCATTAACTAAGTTATCTAGGTAATACTCACGTATGCCAGTGTATTGACCACGTTGGAATCCAAAGTAGGTATAGGAGCCAATAGACTTAGGCTCAACATTTAAGTCATTCTCAAAGCTTGTAACAGGAGTAATGCTTATAGTTGCATTAGTTAGTAGGTCATCACCACGTAGGGAGAACTGTGTGCGGTCAGAGAATAGGATTAACCTAGACTTAGTTACCACTGCATGACGCAAGATAGCAACGCTTGTATGGCTCACAGACACATCAATAGGTGTGCTATCCAATAACTGCTGCACTGTTGTACGCCAGAAGTTACCAAAGTTACCACTCTCACTAAAGATTACGTTCTCATCTGAGATAAACCCAAGTCTGTTCTTAAAGAAGAATATGTCATTGATGTTACTACCAACGAAGCTAGGTGCTGGATTAGTTATGTTGTCTCCAACTGTTCTATCAGCCCAATCAAATGTATCTAACTCAAATGTATCTACACCAGTATTAATCAACGTAAGAGGCATAGTGTTATCATCGTAATCAACCACTGCCCCAGGTTCTACAACCTCCACCCATGAACCTGTTGCATAAGCTCCAGAACTAACAGTGTCATCATTAGCTTTGAACTGAACCCAATAGTTATCATCATCTGTGGCAGCATCGCCAACTACTGAGACTCTAAAATCTTGGTAGCATGATAATGGTAAGTCGGTAATATCATCAACTGACTTGTAGATCACCTGTAAACCTCTGCCACCTAAACCATCTTGTCCAGAAATCTTAAAATCATTACCATCAAGTCTGGATACTTTAATAATGCTACCAGACTTAGATACAACGTATGCAGCATTAGCATCAATAAGATCCCTAAGTTCTTTAGCTATCTTGGTAGTATCAGCGTTATTTGGACTAGTGTTGTCACCTGTTTGGTAAGTGAAAGATACTCCATCAAGAGTGACTGTGTAATCTTTACCGAAGTCACCTTGCTTAATAAAGACTAATGCTTGGTTAGCTAACACACTAGACGATGTAGATCCAAGGTTTACTGTCTTAGATCTATTAGTAATGAAGGTGTAGTCAGCTACAGTTAATGCTTTAAGTGTAGTGTCCTCATCCAGTGATCCTGTATCTAGGTATGCAGCACTACCAGAAATAACACTTTTAACACCTGTAAACAGATTGTAAACGTTGAGTCCATTAACATTGTCGTATAGCGCAACATAACGCTCTGTAGGCGTTCTATTAATAAAGAAGGTGAATGCATGTTCTCCGTAGTCCTCTGAGCCTAGGTTAGCCACATACCGCGCATATGGACGCTTCTTTAAGCCATCCTTTACAGTTCCATAGCAATTAAGGGAATCATTACACTGACCAGAGAACTTAAGTCTATCTGGTTGCTGTGAGATTCCCCCTATTAGGTTAGGTATAGTTGTGTTGATTAATGGCATTATCCAAATTGGCTATTACGGCTATTACGTCTCATGCGTCTACTGAGGATTCCATACCCCACATTGTTATCAAAGATTGTCTTGTCTGCTGTACGTGCGTTGAAGTTCTCCGCTGTAGCCTTAGCCTGGATCTCTTCACGCCCTAGCTTCTGGTCTGTAGCACTATCTCCAATCACTCGGTTATAGAGAGTTCTTCCAGCCTTAACAAAGATCCAACGTCTGAAAGGTTCTGGTAGATCATCCCATGATAGGAGATTAACCATAGTCCCTTTCAACTCTTTACCGATGTTGTAGGTTCTATTCTTGCGGTCATACAATCTTACACCGCGCTGGATGTAGTCAGTAAGACCTGCACTGCTGTTAAATAAATGGTCAATATCACACTCTAATGTGGACTGTGGGAGAATGATCTCACCATCAGTATTAGGAGTTAGTGGATACTCATACTCAGTGTTAAAATGCCAGCCTTGGCTTTGGATCTCACGACTTACTTCCTCTAGTGAGTTTTGTGCTTGCGTCACCTCTAATGGTTGTTCACCACCAAGTGAGTTAATAGGTTCCTCATCCAACATCTGAAGGATGATATTGACTGCTGCTAGTTCTGTTGTGAATCCGTTTGGCATAGTTAAAGAAAGGGTAGTGCCACACTGAGCGACACTACCCTATAAGTTTGGGTTAAACCTTGTTGCCGTCAGAGATCTCCAACGCACACTCAGGGCGAAGGACACCATGACCAAGGAGGTACTTAGCGATCAATAGGTCTGCTTGGTACTCACTCTTCCAGTCCATCTCAGTCTGCATATCGCGAAGGATAACAGTACCGATTGCGGATTTGTGGAAGCAGAGGATACGAGTTCCTGTGAAGTCACCATTGTAACCAGAACCTTCAGCACCAAACACATCGTTATTGGAAGAACCATCACCAGTTGTTACTGCTGAGAGGTCTGCTCCATTAGGCATGTTGTTAGTCTGAACGATCTCGAAACCTGCGATACGACCAAGTGTTCCTGCTGCATACGAACCTTCACCACCAATGTCACCATTGAGGATCTTAGCTTGCGTTACATCAGAGAACTCACTTACGAGCTTACCATAGTCTTCTGCATCAACTAGAGCTGTACGACCTTCGCTTGGGATATTCTTCTTATCGAAGGTGATCTTAGCGCGATGGAGTGCATCAGCTAGTTGTGTTCCAGTTGCGAACGTAGTACCTACACCCATGTTGAAGTCATCTGCACCTTCACCACCACCAGCAGTGTTGGAATAGATACGAGTACCACCGAATGTGCGGTAGCCATCACGATCAATAGTAGATAGTGTTCGTGCTGCTGCTGCTACAACTTTGATACATGCTCCGTCAAACTGGTTAGCTAGTGCGTTACCAATCTCCTCAGAGTAAACTGAAGCTACATCGTAGTGATTGATTGCATCATCAACATCAGAGATAAGAACATTAGACATGAGCTTATCATCAATTGCGATGACCTTCTCGTTGTGCTTGATGTTGTTAAGATTACCATTCGCAGGGTCTAGGATATTCTGACCGATTGTGTGGTACTCTGCTGTAGCAATACCAGTTACAGGGAACTGAGCCGACTTACCATTAGTAATGGTACGAATCATATGACGCTGACGCATCACTGATTTAAGGTTAAAAGTAGTGAAAGTTTCACCACTAAATACTTTGAGGAACAGGGCGCGATCGTCACCTGCTGCGTTTACTTGTCCTTGTCTGGACACATTTGTAGTTGGCATAATATAATTATTAGTTTGGGTTTGGTTTTACCTCATCTCTAATCACTTGTCTTGTCATTGACTGTCGATGGTATCCAGAACACTGGGCATCCGTTAAACTAGCTTTGTTATTATCCTATATTGGTGAAAGTTATTATTAGAAGTTTGATACTGCAAGTTTGTCGATAACTGACTTGCGGAAGGCTGGGTTAGTTTTGTATTGCTTGTCTGCCATAGCTGCTTGCATCTCTAGCTTGTTACTGAATGGTGTAATTCCAGATGTTGCTTGCATTCCATTAACTTGTGTCTTTGGTGGCGAACCATTCTCATTTACATATTTACTATGCAATCCGCTAACTGCCAATTTAATTGTGTTAACATCATCTGAGTTTACAAGTTTAGTGTAAGCCTCTTGCTCTGACTTAGGTAAGTTATTACGCGCCCAATCAGCCATAGCTTTATACTCAGACTCTCCACCTACAGAATCATACACCTCATTGGTAACTCGCTCTTGGTTAACAGCATTAAGTTGCTTCATAGCCTCTTGACCTTGTGCAAACTGGTCTGCTAACTCCTTAGATATACCTTGGGCTTCAAGTGTTTTATATGAATCCTCATTAAGCTCACCATCTGCAAAGAATTGTTCAGCAGCTATATTGATAGCTTCTTGTTGAGTTGATACATCTGGTGTCTCTACCTCTGGCTCATCTTTAGATTCAAGTCCTAGACCTTCCTCACGCTCTGGCTCATCTTGCTTACCTAGTTTAGATTCTAACTCTGCATAAGCTTTAGCTTGGTCTTCTGCTGTCTCAAACTTATCTGATAGCCATTCTGGACGCTCAGGTGTGTCTGTGGAGACTTCACTGGTTTCTTGTGATAGTTGTGCTGCATCCATCTCTACAGCCTTCTCAGCCATTGTAGGCGTTGCTGTTGGATCTGTCTCAATTGCGTGTTCTACGTGTTTTTCACTCATATTTTATTGTGGTTGTTGTGCGTTCTGGGCAATACCACTCACTACTTGTGGTGCTACTGCTTGCGCTGTTTGTTGCATTGCTGCTTGATTCTGTTCGTCTGCTACCTCTTGGTCAGTCTTGATTAATCCATCAGTCTTGATTCCAAGTGCGCTTGCCTTCCTAGACATATATTCTCCTACATGGATTTGACCTAATGCTTGTTCACCAAACATCTGAAGTGATCCTGCAAGTAGTTCATCTAACTTCTGCACATCATTACCGCGTCCAAGTGCATCTACACCTGTAACGATTGCTGGTTGTACTAACTCTTCTGGTAGATCACCTATCTTACCTGACTTCTTCATCCTTGCTAACATCACTGACACTAGCGGCAGTTGTAGTTCTGTAGCTAAGATAGAGTAAAGACCACCTAGTGTAGACTCTAACTCCTGTGTGATCATTCTAATCTCTGCTGCGGTAACACGCTCAGCATTGCGTACGTTACTTGCTCCAGCTAGGAATGCTTGTGCAAGACGTTCTTTAAGTCCATTAAGAACCTGCATAGCAACACTCATGTCTGCTTGCTTACCAACCTGTAGGGCTTGCACAGCTTCAGCATTACCACTAGCAAATCCACCATTAGATGTTTCTGCTAAATCACGAATGTTAGTTTGGCTATTAGGATTAACTAGGAAGATGACACGAGCTGCTGCTGCTGCACCTTCTAGGATCGCTTTGCTAAGTCCTTCAGCACTGTTAAGATCTCCAATATACTCTTCAATATATCCTCGACCATAATGCTCACCATCCATCTTAGCCCACCGTAACGCCATGTAAGGTAGTTCTTTTTTCTTGTAGCTGCCACGGCTTCCATCAACTTCAGCATCATTAACCTCCTGGTATGTTTCCCACTTCTTACCAACTAATTTGGTGATAGTGTAAATTTTAACCTCTTTGCAGTATTGATCCTTCTGTAGTGCTGTAGCTCTTACCTCTTCACTTACAACAGCAATGTCTAAGGCTTCACAAGTAATAATACGTAAGACATTGCCACGAGCATCACGTTCAACAACGTAGTCTCGTAAAGTAAACACTCTTGCATTCTCTTCATTGATGTGGATTAAAACATTACCACTAAGTACTAATTGGCGTAGTGCAGCATAAAGAGTATTACGGAATCCCATAACCTCGATTTCTTTGAGAACTTCACGCTCTAGGTTAGCTAGTGCCTTGTCTAGTTCTCCTCTAGTTGCTGGATCTACGCCTTCCTTAGTGGCTTCAACTTCATTAATTAGAAGTCTGAAAAATGGTGCGTTCGGTGGAAGCAAAGCCATGAGCAACTTAGCACTCAAACCATTAACTCCATTAGCACCGATAGATTGATATGGTGTATCGAACTCAGTAGCGTAGTTAGCCCCAGTCTCAGGAAAGAGATGTGGGATAGTAATCTGTGCTGCTGCTTCTGCTCGCTGAGTGTAGACAGTTCTATAAGCCTCTAGCTGCTTGTATTGCCCTGCTAGAGTCTTGTTTGCTTCCTCTTCTGGAGAGATATATGTGTTACCAGTCTGCATTCTTTCCGCGTGTATCTAGGTGAACGAACGTCGAGTATTCGGATAATCCACCTTTGAATAACCCAGCGTTACGGTACTTTAGTAGTCTTGCATAGACGTATGAAGGTTTAGCACCATCCACTTGAATATCTAATGCTTTAAACTCTTTGTGATAGCTCTTAGGAGCACCACCACAGTTCTTATTGTAAGCTGCTGAACGATATGAGGAGGTAATGCGAATAGGTAAACCAATGTCAGCTCTAAGCTTATCTAGTAGCTTAATGGCACTCTCCATATTCTTCCACTTAGTCTTAGGTGGGAAGGTGTTTAGCTTACGCTCAAAGTAATTAGTGAACTCGTGTGGCTTAAAGTATCTAACTCCTAAACCACTAAACCACTCATTGAATTGTTCTTTAACTTCACTCATATTATTTATCTTTGTTTATAATCTCACCTAAGAGAAACTTAACTGCCTTGCTCTCATCGTCAACCTTTTTGATAATACGTTCCTCAACCATATTAGTATGTCTCATGTTATCTTCAAACATCCTAGAGGCATGATTACGCGACTCAGCAATACTTAACTTAGTCTCTCGTGAGTCTCGTTGAATACTCTTAACAAAGGATGGGAGTAACCCCTTATCTTCATCAAACAACTTAATGCCAAGGAACTTGAGAACTCTCCATATAGTTATACAGAGGATGAAAGTAATGAATATCCAAGGATGCTCATTAGCGTATTTAATAAATTCATGCATTTCCACAATAATTATAATCTTCTATTAGCTCAGGTCGGTAAAACTCATCTAACTGTCTAGTCTTATTGTAAGACTTGCAACCACCAATGCGCACAGCTCTGTATATAATTGATATAGATAATCTATTAAGCCTTCCTTCACTCTTCATTATGCGTTTAAACACATCATCTGAAAACTTCCTAGATAAGCTTCTAGTGCTATACAACCAATCATGAATAACTGCTGCATGAATAATTCTACTATCGAAAGGTGTGACTCCAATTATAGTCCAAGCTAACCTGGGTATAGATGCTCCATCAAACAGGAACCCAGAAGGAACCTCAATAAACCCATGTTCGGGGTCATGCCAAGCATAAGGGGAGAGTAGCATCTTTCTGATACCATGCTCCCCCATGCTTAAGCTATGTGAGTGTTTACTCAACGTCTACTGGTAGGTCTGAAGGTTTAATTAACTGTGCGAATACTGGAACGAGTTCTGACATTGGTAGTCTACCTTGTGGGTGATCTACACATGAAGCGTTGTTGATGAACTTACGACCATCACGCTCAATGATGATGCAGTTAGGTGCAAGCCATTGATTCCACGTTCTAGCGTACTCTACACCCTCTTCATCCAACCCTTTAGCACCAATCATACCAGAAGGCACTAAGTCCTCACCAGAGGCAACCTCGATGCATAGAGCAAAGTCTACAACGTCACCACCTTTAGATACAACATACTGACCAATATCAATCTTCATTAGATTCTGGAATACTTCAAATGTGGTAGTCACACCATCAGTCCATCCATTACCTTTCTTACGATTAGCATCATCAGCAAGATCTTTTAAACCTTGATCACCTGTATCTTTATCTAGCAATTCAATGCCTACTTTAACTTTAACCATAATTTATCGCGCTCCTGTTGATACTCTCTCGATGAAGATTGATCTAAAACCTATCGTTGCTGTTCCAGAGTCAGTCTGAAGGTAGAACTTGCCACCATTAGCAACAAACGTAGTTAGACTAAATATAGGGAATATAAACGTATATGCTTGTGGGTAGGAAGAACTTCTTAACGTAGTTGAGTCCTCTGATATAACGATAGTAGGTGTAACATTAGCTCCAATATCCAATTTGCAGTTAAGTGATTTAGGACTGCCAGTTACACTATCAATAGTGACTTGCAATCTAGCAATAAATGAGTCTCCAACAATTGCTGGTGAAATCCTATTTGAAGCATCATCCCACAACTCTAAACCCTCTTCAATATAAGAGGCTGGTAGATAAACACTATTACTGTTAGCGGATACAGCATTAATAGTAACCTCAGTATCAGATGTAGTTACAGATAGAGTAGATGAAATATCATCCTCATAGAAGCCCCATCCTGCTGGTATAACTCTATCAGATGCAGCAATACCAGCATTAGCATTAAAAATCCATCCAGTATCAAAAGGAGAATACCCAGTAATTAGTGTGCCACTAGCAGAGTTATCAAACTTATTACCAACAACTTCACCTATACCATCAGTTAAAATATTACCACTATTTACTTGTATGGTAAGGAATGTTGAAGTTACTAACAGTGTTCCTACGTTGTCTGAAATACTCCACGCTTTAGATAAGCATCCATCAAGATCAATAAGTTTTCCAGTTACACCATTAAATGAACAACCTTGAACACCAGCATTAGTGAGGTTACCACTCAATGAAACTCCATCAGTGTTATTAACAAACCCGCAATCTTTAATAAATAGATTAAAGAAGTTAGAAGCTTGGACTCCTTTAGTTTGCCCCTCAAATATACATTCTTTTATAATGAATGTATCTGCTGAAGCATCATTACCTAATACGCCTTGAGATCCTGGAGACACTAACTTAAGACCATCCATCGTCAATGTTTGGTCACAAGTAATCAAAGCTCCAACATTGGTAGAGGTAATAGAAGTTCTATATGGGTTTAAAGCCTTTAATTGAACTCCATCTGCTGTGATTAGAATACGATCAGCACCTAAATCTAAATCATTAGAAGCATCACCTTCAATTAAGTAGGTCATATTATCTGTAGCTAATGTGATTACATTGCCTACGGAGGCGGGTAAATCACTTGCCGTCTTAATGACTTTAGCATTATCAAATTTCTCACCATACAATTCAGTGAAGTTTGTATTTATTGGAGTTCTTACGTCTCCGTGAAGAGGGCCATTAGGAATCGTTGTCTGTGCCATAATCTATAGTTTTTAAAGTTTAATCTATCCAAGGATCACTATCATCCCACGCTTCGGTATCATACCATAAGTGTCCACCTACTACACCGTGATATTTAGCTATCTCTAGTAAGCATTTATCACTAGGTAAGTCTGGGAATATTAGCAAGCGGTCAATAGAGCCATTGTCTAGTATTCTAAATCTTACATTATCGGTTTGAGTATCACCAATGCAGATAGTATCTGCCACTGTAGGCACTGCTTGGTGGATCGCTGGAGGCTGGTCGCCATCGTCTGCAATGTTCGTCGAGAAGCATGACTCACTGTTAAGTCC